AATCTTTATTGGACTGTCCAGCATAATCTTCTTGCTCGTCAGGATCAAGATAACAGCCAGCACTAAGGGCAAACAAGTGATTGCCATTACCGGACGTTTGGATAGCGCGATCAAGTACATGTGAGTGTCCTACTACTGTTGAACAATGTTTTTCTCGTAAGAGAACTGTTGCTGGTGATTTGCCAGTGCCAATCGGTTTACCAGTACCTCTCTGTTGCCAATAGTGTACATATTGAATACCATTAAGTTCGATTGGTACAAGAAAAGGAACATACTGAATACCATGTACTTTATGGTTAGCATGTTCGTGGGTAATAAACCCAGACAGCTCTGGCTTCTCTTGGATATAACGATTGATACGTCCTTCAAAGTGATTACCACCAAGAGCAAAGTGTTCTACTTTTGGTACTTTCTTTTTGTGGACTTCTCTTTGGTAGAGCCAGACGTTGATATCCGTGTACACACAGTGTCTTGCGAAATCGGCTGCAGCAACATCGTCGTTATATCGTCTTCCTTCAAACGAGAGCTTTCCTTTGTCATAACTTGACAAGCTAGGCATATCTTCAAAGTCACCCAATTCGATAGTCTTGTAAGATACTCTCGGATTTTTTGCAATACGTTCATGTAGAAAGTTTCCTAGTGCTACAAATCGTCTATAGTTAGTGCCCGGTTTAGCATGAGCATCTGGGATAATAATATGGACTACTTCTTCATCTCGTTTAGCCATGTTTCTGGGATTCCTGTTCTGAAGGTGCAGTATTTAAATCCATACTTTTCACACCAGTCTGCATACGTTGTCTTAGATCGTTTAGATAATTTAGCATTCTCATCATAGAACACAAATCGAATATCTAAGTCTGGATATTGATCTTTAATCCACAGATGTTTTTGACGTTCACTAGTCTCAAACTTTCCTTTTGTCTCTAGTATGATAGTACCTATTGTAAAATCAGGAATGTATGTTCTTTTCTTCTCTGGCTGTACAAATTTAACTTTGGTTGTTTCATAACCAAACTCAATATTATTTTCTTTAAGCCAAGAAGCAAAAGAGACTTCCAGTCCTGACCTATAGCCCAACTCACGGGCTATTTTATATTTATCTTTGTATCTGGCACTAGGATTAGCCATAGTCTTTTCCCAAATATCCTCTCCATAATGTTCTTTATAGTATCGTATTTTAGTAAGTAATTTGTTATATGTCACCTTACATTTATTAGTACAATGAACTTGTCCTGGAGTTTGCTTCATAAATACAGTATTACAACAGAGGCAGGAAACTTCTTGTTTCCAATCAACATTGTGTTTTTCTTTATACCCAGGAGAAATGTAGTTTGGATTCCTCTTTTTCCATTCAGCTACTTTAGCATATGCCTTAGGTTTGTCTCGTACTTTACTCCATGCTGCTGTCTTATGTGATCGACAGCAAAACCTAGCGTTACTTTTTTTATGGGAGATGTCAATTCCACAAAACTCACAAGTTCTTTCCAACCAGAGCCTCCCACGAAACAGGGAACATAGTAGAACAGTGATCTGAGATCAGTTGAGCAATCTCTTGTGTTTCTTTCTGTGTATGTTCATCCAAACGGAGATTACATACTCTGCTAAAGAAGTACAGAGAACCTGTCCAAATCCACTCAGTCATAGTATTCTGTGGTAGGACCATACGTGCTTGTTCTGGGCACACACCAGAAGTGACTAAATCTTTATATAAACTCAGACACTCTTCGACAACGACACTCACATGAATATCAGGATCAAACTTATTGTCGTAGTCTGCCCAAAGGTCTTCTTGGCCGTTATATAACGGTGTAAGAGTTGCTCCTTCTTCAGCACTTCCCTGTTTTGCTGATAGGCTTCGTTTTCGCCATTTACCAAAACCAGGAAAATAAAACTCAGGTTCTGAGTCTACATAACGCCTACTAACTTCATTCCAAGCACCACCTACCTGATGTTTAGCAAGCTGCCTAGCAACAAAGATAGGAGCTTTAATACGGAACGAAATACTATTGTGTGAGAAAGGCGACCAATGGTTGTGTTCTGCCAAGTACTTGATGAGCTTCTTGTCTTTTTCTGACAAGATTTGTTCTGCAAAATGGATGTGTGAATCTGTTTCATATTCCCAAGTAGACTCTTTGTCAAAGCTAACCCTAGCAGCATTAACTACAGACAGATCGTCTCCCATATGATCCATGTATTGAACATACTGATTACTGATCTTCATGATCTAGTTCCAAGTGACTCTGTTGTTCAGGTACGAAGTTTACATTCTTAACCCACTCATATCCTACGTAAACATCCCAAATACTTTGATTGAAGTTCTTACAGCGAGACTTTAGTTCTTCTACAAGCAACTGTTCTGCCCAGATCACTCCGGGAACTTCTTCTGTTACTGCAGAGGCATACCACTTCTTAACTACATCTGCAAGGAACTGGAACTCTTTTCGAGACATTGAGATTTGTTTTGACATTTCTAGAAACTCTTTCTGTACTTCAAGTTGGGTAGTATGTAGAAATTCTTCTATATCTTCAGGAATGTTATGTAGTTTCATCTACAGAAGTTCCATGATTTTCATTGGTGTATTGTCCTTCATCGCTTGGTGAACAGTCTCGTACTCCGATTCCGTCTGGAGCATCCGTAAGCATACTAAGTCTCTGTTCATAGTTTCGAATAAGTTGTTCGATGTCTTTGCACGGTGCCATTGACACATCCTATATAAATGTTCAGGATCGAATCCACACTGAGACAGAATGTTCTCTGCCTTCTTTGGACCTACATATGGTATACCGGGGATATTATCTATCCTGTCTCCGGTAAGAAGTTGTTTGTACAGGTTACGAATAGATTGTTCTTTCGTTACTTCGTATTGAGTAAACGAAGACATCTTCATGTGATATCCGGGGACTTGATCTAAGTCTTTGTCGTCAGAAACCAAGATGCTGTTGTGCTTTAAAGTGAACTGTCGTATTGCTACACAATCATCTGCTTCTAAATAATCAATGACTTCTGCGCCCCAACCATCGATCATGTGCTGTCGTATCTGTGCAAACCATCTTGGTTTTTGTAAGTGACTCCTATTCGCTTTGTATTCAGGATATATGGCTAACCGAAAGTTATTACCTGAGTCTGTAAGGTAGAGTTCACAGTCCCTAGTATCAAGACTGTATAGACGATTGTTAATATATTCGTCTACACGAATCTTGACAATAGAGATATCTTCAATGTTCTGAACAGTGAACCCTACTGAATAACAAATCTGATCTGCATCCAGTAGGGCAATCATAAGTTATACCAACTTCAAATCAGGATACTTAGGATATAGTTTCAAGAGTTCATCTGCAATCTCTTCAATAGAGGCATGTACAGTATCTTGTTGGTAATCATTACGCATTACACGGAACAGAAAGCCATTCTTTACTTCGATAATTTCATATTTATTAATCATTGTGTGTCCTTATTATTGTGGGATATCGTCTTGCAAATCATCATAACTACTACCAGTAGATGCAGATTCAATACCATTGAAGATATAGTCTTTAAAGAATTCTGCAACTTCAATAATTTCTTGTGGTGACTTCTTAGGATATAGAGTCACTGCCCTCTCTAGGGAGCTTTGTCGTGCAATATAGACCTGCTTCTGTGCTCGTTCCTCAGACGTTTCAAAGTTACGGTTACTAGGACTAGGGGCAGGAGTACTAGAGGGTTGCTTGTCGTTCTGAGATAGCGTAGGAACTTCTCCTGCTTGTCCTTTAGTGATGCTCTTAATGTCAAGGAAACCTGCGTCATTCTTTTCTTGAACAATAGTGATCTCGTCTCCGGGGTTAAGTGATTTCAGTTGTCCTTCAAGTGCACGGTTAAATTTAAGACCAGTAACAGGTTTAGTAATGTTCTTTACTTCTCCTCGGCTGTCTGTATAGATCAGACGCCATGCTGCATAAGTACCTCCTGCTTGCTTTGTTGCTTGAATGTTCAATGCTACTGAAACTACTGTACCTGTATATACACTCATTACTTCCCTCTCTGTTAATAAAACTACACTCTATACGTAATATTATACCATGCAGAAATTATAGTGTCAACTAAAACTATGCATCCATTGATAATTAATTCCTACTTCTGCTTCTACGTCATGTGGAACTAGGAGTCGTTGTCCATATTTTCTTTCCCAGAGTTCTGGCAATCGGTGGATGATTTCTTTGAGTGATACATATGCCTCATACCAAGCATGGCCATAATCACAATCATAAACAAGGCTATCATGTACGGTAAGCAGGGGTTTAATCCTGTCCAGTAGATTATTATTCTGTAGATACTTGAAGTGTTCTAGCCTTGCTAGCGCAACAATATCCGCCCCCAAACCTTGATTAGGATAATTTACAATGTCATTCTCAGGCCATTTAGTATCTCCATTCCATGTTTGTTTAGGTTTAAACTTATAGATACGTCCTGTTACTGGACTTACATATTTACCTGTCCTCATTGCTATATTGATGGCGTTCTTATGCCATGTAGAGATGCCTATATACTTCTCATTGAACTGGTCGATGATGTCCTGCCAGAAGCCTACAGAAGTGCTCACAGAGGCAAAGTCTGGGTCTTTAGAATATGCATATGCAGACCCTAAGTAAATCCACCTAAACAGAAATACTTTAGCAATGAGTCGGCTTGGTAGGCTAAACCGTTTCTGATTGTCTGTGTGGAAGTCTAGGCCATCATTGATCTCCTGTAGTGCTATCTTATCTCCAGACAACTCAACTATTGTCCTCCACTCAAGAGCTTTGAAGTCCACATTTAAGATCGGCATTACAAGTCAGACTCCTTCACGAACACTCCATCAATCATCTTACCTTTACGATCTTTGATTTCTTCGTAGGCTACAATAGCACATCCCTCCAAAGGCCAATCAATTTGTCTAGCAAGTATGGTCAGCACAACAAGACAGTCTCCAATACCATCAATAATTTGTGGTGTGTTTTTCTTATTAATCCCCTTGGCAAGTTCCCCAATCTCTTCCATGAGCTTACCTAGTTGTGCTTGTTGTGTGCTACCTTTAATAAGGTTACGATCGTATGCCCACTGTTCAATCTGTGTAAAGATGGTTTGCATAATGTGTTTTCCCATGTTTAAAACGACTCTCAAAACAAACTTTATTCTGTTTAGGAATATTCTGTAGGTTTGGTTTACCAGAAGCTAGCCTCCCTGTGACTACTGTACAGGAACTTAGACTGGTGTGTATGTAACCATCTGTCCAACCAAACTCTTCTAACTTGTCTGGCATACCTAAGAAGTACGTGTTGACTAGCTTCTCATGTTTAGCTAGTTCAAGTAACAGAGAAATGATTGTTGTTACTTTCTTAGTTGCTTTTAGACTTCGTAGAGCACCTTCATTTGTGGCATAGAATCCTTCTTTTTTAAGTTCAGTACCTTTGGTTGGTTTAACAAGTCTAGGGAGTTCGTGAATCCTTTCAACTTTTCGAACCTTTTCAACAGGGGGTTTCTTTGGGTCTTTGTACTCAAAGATGTACGTTTCATGTTCAATCCTTTTTACTGGGCCTCCATAAAGCACAGCAGATACCTGATCTCCAGAACCCCAGTTGATCTTGAGATGTTCTGTATTAGTCAGAATGTCTAATGTATCTTGTATTTCCTTGATACGTTCTTGTAGACGTTCTGCCTCTTCAAATGAACGGTCCTTGTTATAGTAGAATCCATTCCACTCCATCTCTGCAATAGCTTCAAGATCAGAGAGAGCAATCCTGATTGTTGCTTGTAACTTTCTGTCCAACTGTCTAAACTCTTGCATCTGTCTTTTTGCACATTGCTCAGTAAGCCATACATCATGTTCACAATACTCCACCAAGATGTCCCAAGGAACTTCATCTGTATCTAGACCAACTTCCCAATACTCAGTCTTTACTACGTCTATCTTACACGGAAGTCCATAGTGCTCTGCAACTTCGTTAAGACTGGGAAATGCCTTCTCTTGAGCAGTAAGGATGAAATGTACTAGTTGAACATCCCAAAGATTTTTACCTTTGAAGGTTGCTCCATAACGTCTGGCCCAGTGCATATCATACTTGAGATTGAATCCGATAACCCAATCGCTATCTTTCAAAGCAGAATTGAATTCTTCGAAGTCACATCCCGGGTCAATGGAAGTCATCTTATGATCTGTACCAACAAATGATAGTAGTACAGACTCATTTCTTTTATCAAACGGATTCGCTTTGTTCCTGATCGCCCCCGTGTTCTCCGTGTCGAATATCAGTGTCCGCATATTGTCTAACTACTTTCTTCAGTTGAACAAATAGTTCGTCATATTCAGCATCTGGAATGTTATCATCAAAGGCCGCATTCAAGAAGTCTGCAATCAGAACCAACTCATCGTCTGTACATTGACGAAAGATAATCTCTTGAAATAGTTTACTCATCACCAAACTCCTCGTATCTAGCAATCTCTGGTACAATCAATACTTGTTTCTTGGAATGGCGAAGAGCCTCAATAGAGTCATCATCGCCTGTTAGTTTATTCTTGAGAATTGCAAGACCTCGTACATACTCTGGTTTGTTTGGGTCTTTACCAATACCAAGAATCCAGTCTGCTTCTCCCGGCTTACCTGTCTTAGAACCGTCAATGTCTCCCATGTTGAGATATAGCTGGCCTTCTCCTGTAGCTCCTGCCTGAGACACACCAATCACAGGAGCATACTTCTTGGCTAACTCCCTAGACCACTGATACAAGTCCTTGAGCATGAAATGCCCTTCTCCTGACATGCCCTTGATCTTGTCCAACTGATCGATGATGATTAGCTTAGGTTGAAACTCTTTACAGAGTTGCTCAATCTTACGATAACTGATAGCAGAGTCATCATAGATTTTAAGCCGGGTTCCTATCCGTTCTGCATAACTTTTGTTGTAATGCTGGATGTCTCGGAACAAATCTTCTTGTGTTACACCAAAGAGACTTTGAAAGTTCCGTACTTTTACTTTTGTACCACGTTCTTCATTGTTAATCCACAGAGTATTCCCATCATGTTGTTCAGTCATGTAAGTGGCTACTTGTGACACGAAGGTAGTCTTACCTGTCTCTGGTCTTGCAATGAGAAAACCAAAGTCTCCTACGCGAAGAGAACCGAGAGACTGATTAAGATATCTAAGCGGCCATCGTAGCCCCATAGTATGTCTGGTGCTATTGTATAAATCTTGAAGATCATCTGTAACAAACTCCTTATCATCTACAGTAGGTTTCTTTTCGTCAGAAACAGCCTCTAGAAGCTCTGTGTAGTCTTTCCTACCCTCCACTATGTCCAGAGCAATAGAAGCGATCTCAGATGCCTTTACACGCTGTAGATGAGCAGTGAAGTATCCTTCTGCAACTTCCACAGAGACAGAAGACTCTGACATCTGTTGAAAGATGATATCGAATGCTTGTTTCTCCTCCGGTTTCAGGACAGGGTGTGTAGAGTAGAAGAACAGAGCAAGCTCCTCGACAGAGATGTTCCTGTCTCCTTCTTTAGCTTTCAAGTTCTTTAAAGTTCTAAACAACTTAAAAACTTCTCTATTATTTACTTTATAATGGTTTTCATTTATTAAATGAATATATTTATTATATATACCATTATTTAATAATAGATAAATAATAATAATATCAATATTAATAATTATACTCCTTTCTGTTTAAGAAGTCAAGTATTGTTTTATCTTCTCTGTTGAATACTCTTTTGGGTCTTTCTCTGTCCTAACTACATGTATACCCTCCTTGAACAGATAACTATATCTCTGTGAGAACTTCACTGCCTCTTTCGCTTTGTCTCCATCCAACCAAAGAATGCAGTGTTCATACTGTGCTTGTAGATACACCGCTGTCGATAGAGGGACGTGGCTGCCAAATAAGCATAGCGTCGGGAGTATCCGGGCAACTTTGATAGCTGACACCGGGTCTTCGACGAGTACAACAGTGCTGGGTGTCCCCTCGGAAGGAACAATTGCAAGGGTGTTCTTCGCCATACCCTGCGATGTGATCTTAGGTGATCTCTTGGGAAAGAAACGACCTTGCCAGAAGATACAATTACCGTCTCTATCAAAGTACGGAAAGATAAGTATCTGTTCCTGTACAGAGAAACAGATGTGATTTCTGCGTATCTCATCGTTTGTCAGTCCATATTGTTTTAACCATACTAACGGTTCGTGTGGTATATAAGAAGAAGCGTCTGACGGAAGCATGATAGTACCCCTTCCTTCAACAGAAACAGCCCTAGAATCGATCTGTGAGTATTTGTCTAATACTTTCCTCATAGACTGATTAGAACGTCCTAGAGGTGGCTTAAAATAGCCGCAACTAAAACAGTATCCAGAACCATCCTCATAGGTAGTATACGCATCTGAGCTTGGACACTTTGGACAATGTGTCTGATCTAGATATCGAGACATTCATCTATTGCTTTCCAGTCTAATACACGTTTATGTTTCTTTACCCAAAGATGAGTCCAAGCACTCAGACAATCAATGTGATAGGCAGTTTGCATAACACTACCAGTTGGATTTGCTAGCCAACAACTACTTCCTTCAATCCTGGCAATTCTCCATCCGTTCTTGTGATGTACAGATTCGTATATAACATCTCCAACCTCTGGTACATAGTTCCTATCTATTCGTTTCATGTCACAGGCCTTTCCTTTCAGGAATCCCGGCCTTATAGGCCTTTCAGATATCTCATATGTAACTTACGTTTGTCAGCCGTAGTACATTCCTCTGCAAGAACACTGATAGGCAATCGCCATCCGGTAGTTTCATTGACAACATACCAATAATTACCAACTCTTACACTCACTACAAATACAGCATCTGCATCTTTGTTAAATCCTTTTACTACATTGTACGGATATGAATTCTGACGTAACTTAATTCTACTTCCAATTTTAATTGCCATATTTACAAACCCTCCAAGACAGATTCATCATACTTAACTGGATCAGGTTCTTTCACTGTAGCATACCCCGCATTAACTTTGTCAATTGCGTTTTTGTGTGTCCAAGAAACCCCAGCTCCTGTCATATTGAGGTATCTCCATTCATATGTATACTCACATACTTTTGTAATAATCCATTGTGTATCGGCTTCTTTGAACACTGTTCCTACTTTAAAGACATATCCTTCTGGATATGTTTTACTATTCTTCTTCATGATCTTCTTCCTCAAATTCGTATGGAGCATCGTTGTCTGGTAGACTAGGATTCTCGTCATAATCAATGTCAGCATCTGAGAGACAGGACTTACACAGGTCAAGGAACTTTCCTGACACAGCTCCTTTAATAGTCATCTCTCGGCTAGTTAGAATACAGTTACAACTTACACATCGACTCATTCATATTCTCCTTCGATAGTATGCCAGAACCACTCACTGTCTGTATTTACCTTATCATATCCGCTGTAACAGTATTCCGCATTCTTTGTCACGTACCTACTGGCCTCTTCTTCTGTTTTAAATCGACGTGTGGCGGAAGACCCATCTCCCAAATCTTCTACAACTTCAAACCAAATCATATTATAATCCCTCCAACAGTTATTATTATAGATCAGCAACTACATCCATGTCAATACTTCTTTTAAATCTTTTTACGTGTAGTTCTCCATTCCGGTCATACATTTCCATTGTAGTAATTGGAACTGAATATATATTATGGTCTCCATCAGGACGATACATAATGTACTTTTTAGTAACACGAACAATAGTATTAATCCGTGAATAAAAGGATAGCCAGAATCTATCTCCTATACTAAACATTTGAGAACCTTTCTGCATACCAGAGTGCTGTTTCGTTGTCAACGCCGGGGGCTGAGTTGACTTCATAAACGCAGATTCCGTGCTCGTCATGCCAACCAACATCAACTGCACCAAAGGTGAGGCCCAAAGCCCCAACTGCTCTTGTGGACTGCTCCAAAACCTCCTCCGGAACGGGTTGTATGTCCCGGCAGAATACCCAGCCATTGCTATGATTTCGAATATACTTGTTGAAGGTCTCTGGGCGGCGTTCTGCTGCCATGCGCTTCTTTTCAGTGACATAGTATTGCGGTTCTCCATCTGTCAGAAATACATGCACCCTGAACTCTCGTTGCTTCTTTACATACTTGGTATATAGAGGAGCGTCAACCACCGAGTCAACGTCATTGGCATTAGCGATATGGATACCGTCCCCACCATGACCGTTAAGGACAGTCCGACACAACACGCGATGCCCTTCCAGAACCCAAGATTTGGCTTGTCGAATATCCGTATTAAACTCAGCATGAGGTACGCCTAAATCCCGAAACCGATTGTACTGAGCAAGTTTACCACCAGAAGAGACACCCCACTTAAAGACTGTATCATTTCGTTTTATCCTATACCGAGAGTTTTCAGGTTTACATTGAACTGCTTTATGTCCCATCTCACGTAGCTTTTCACAGATCAGGGACAGGCCTTCAGAGTATTTATACGGTTGGAATACGAGCTTCACTTTCTACCCTTTCAAAAGATGCTACATAGACAGGATCATCCAGTTGAGTACCTACACAACTCTCTACTTCTACGATCAAGTATTTACCATTCTGAATGTGTTCGATCTTCTTGATCTTACCTTTCATCATTCGTTTGTTGTTCATCACAAAGTTACATACCCCAATAGATGCTTGTCCAACGATAGAGATGTGTTCGTGTTTACGCAACATGAATTCACCTTCGATGTTGTAATAGCCTTGGTTTGCTCCTTTGCTGTCGTAATCCAACAGACAGAACACGATGTCTTGTCCAACACCTAGGTGAGGTTTGACAGCGTTGATAGGATACTTAGTAGTGTCTACAGTTTGTCCACTGGCAGCACCTACTCCGAGCTGTTCATCCTCAGTGGGAAGCAATTGATGATAGTACCCTGTGTCCCAACATTCGTCCATGTTGCCGTAGTGACCTCGATATGGAGTTACGGCAATAGGCTTTGGGGCTGGACGAATAGTCTCCTCCACACAATCTACAACATGTCCTTTGCTATTATCAAGAACAAACTTGATATGACTATACGGAACAGAACTATATACTTCTTTAATCTTGATGCCGTTACGATCAAGAGCAGCACGCAAGATACCTTCCTCAGAACCAAACACAAGCAAGTTCTCACATACAATAAACACCATTGGGCGCTGTTCATTGCGATGGAAGTTAAGTGTGTTGTCGTCCTTGTCGTGCCACACAAGAGACCACGCACCTTCCATGGTGTCTACAGTATGCTTGAGTCCTTTGGTACTAATACATTCTGTAATAGCCTCAGAGTCTACTTGAATCAACTCTTTAGTCATGCTGTGATGATTACGCAAAGAACCATTGTGAACAAGAGTTACATTGTTACGAAGGAATGGATGTGCATTATCCGTTGTAACTGCTCCACGGGTTGCTGCCCGATTGTGTCCAACACAAAATAGCAAGTTACTTGGTGTACTGACCACATCATTAAATTCTTTCGAGCGAATGAATTCCCATCCAGCTACAGCTCGTTTAGCATATCCATACATCTGAACTGACGTACCTTTGTCATACTGTTTCTTGGAGTAGAATACACCTGTGCTGTCGTCACCACGAACCGAATCAAACAGCAACAAGTCAGCCATCAAGTTGTCGATACGCTGTACGTAAGTAGAGGATGTTCTAACAAAGCCTACGATGCCACACATTTGATTAACCTTTCGAATTTACTTTGAACAAGAATACTGCTGCCCTAAGCATGTTATGTACTGTGCGACTAGTACAATCAACACCCAACAAACGATCTCCAAATACTTTGTTCAAGAACTGTTCGTAGTTAGACATCATGTTCAAGCAACGAATGTCTTGAATGAACTCTTCCAAAGGAATAGGCTGCATTGCAAGTGTGCGGAGGTTGTTGATAACAGCAGCCAACTCCAAGGGAATATCACTGTCCCAATATGCTCCGGGAAGATGTCGAGACTCTACAGTACCGAGAGAACCTACCGTCTTGATGTTGAATGCTGCATACTTATGTGCAGTACTTACAAGACGTAGAATAGAATCTTCACTGGCCCGAGCAGCAGAGATATATGCACCGGCATATTCAGACTCGGTGAGAGGTACACAGAAGTGATTGGTGTTACGTTCTCCTGCATGTTGAAAGATGATTGCTTCTACCAGACAATACAGAGTCAGAAACCTTCCTACCTGCTTGATTGTCATGTCACGGACATTGGTGTGGATGTGTAGACCACAACGCCCACTTGCCTCTGCTGTTGGGTACGAGTCTTTAATCGAAGCTACAATCTTCTTGTAGTCCTCTTTATAAGTCTCTTTATGCAAAGGAACAGACACAAACTCCAATCCAGTGTTACGAAGGCTACCATCTTCTGTTACATGAAACAGACCTTCAGTAACAACATCTTTACGTTGTACACAGTTCTCCAGTTCGATCTCAAACCCGAACATGGTGCCTTCCATCCTACCAAGACCATAATATTCAGAGACTACCATTTAGCCACTCCTTCCATTTCAAAACGTTCAACAACCTCTTCTTGAGTGTCAGGATCAAACAGAATCCTATTAGCATCATAACGACCAACTTTAACACCTCGAAAAAGGATGTGTTTATTCTTGAGAGCAAAGCTCCTACTCACAGCAACCAAAGAATTATTGTGATGGGATGTGTGTGCTGCCTCTGCCAACGAAGCATAGAATCCTTTATATGCTCTTGCAAGATTAATACCACTAACAAGACAATTAACACGATTGCTGCTAAGTCCTGCCGTTGTCTGTCGATGTGTTTTCATCTGCAAGTAAAATCCTACCAGATGATTGTCAGCAGCAACATTGAAGTAACCTGCCTCCGGAATGAATCGTTTGATTTGGAAGTCAGGAATTGGGATTGTACGTGCCTCGGTGGTAGTATCTCCGTACTGATTGAACGTCAGAACATTTGCCATAACGATACCATCAAAAGTGTCCCGTGGCTGCATGATAGTACCGTCTACCATTTCCACATAGGTATCCCTAAACCTACGACAGAAGTCCTCTCTGGTATATTCCAGCCCATGAACTATTACCACGATTCAAGCTCCTTCAACAAAGTCTTTGCCATCACCACATCGTTATTGTTAATGGTGTGTTGTACTGCTTCATCCATATCCTCATAGTCTAGAGCACTTTGTTCAAAGGCTGACCAAAACTCATCTTCATCATACCCAAGAGATGAGATTACTTTAACAATACGTTTGAAGTATTGGATGTCATTGATCCAATAGTTAGATAGTGTACGATACTCTACCCCGTAACTCTTGTCACGATATGCTCCTGCTTTACCATACAAGATACGACGACGACTGTCGGTATCTTCCAGAACAGAGTGAAGTCCAAGTTCCTGATCCAAATACTTGATGATGTATTTGTTCAGTTCTTTATTACAGTTACCATACCCAACATGGATGTGTCCACCACAAGTACGAAGTCCTTGAGGACCGATTGGCTTAGAATTCTCTTGACCAGTGTAGGCATTGTAATCAGGATCACAACCAAAAGTCTTAGCAGCTTCTGTCTGAAGTTGGTCATCATCAAAGATTGCAGATGCTTCAGTTGCAATCACAAGACCATTTGGCTTACATACATTTTCTTCAAGCCAGTCCATAACATATTGGAAGTAACCTTTAATCTTTTCTGCTGCTTTGTCCTCAAAAACATCTACAGGAGGAGTGTTGAATTCTACTGCAACATTATCTTCTTGCACATAACAACCGTTACCAATAGACTTCGGATGTTCTTTGGAACCTCCAACCAGACCAACGGCAGAGATGAACTTACCGTCTTTGTTTTTCAGGAATACTTCCGGGTCAAAGCCAACATAAATGGTCATTTTAAATCTCCTGTGAAATCGAATCAATGTCAAACAAAATTGGATCAGCTAACTTAAATGAGCTTGGATACCAACCAAAAGAGGGCCATGTAGTTCCTGAGATATTTACAAACTTCCCCTCAACATTTGTAATTTTAAACTCTCCATTTGGATTAAGTTTACCCGGAAATTTATCAAATCCCTGTTGGATTCTTTCCTTGGTGAATCTAACCCGGTCTCCTACTCTAAGCTGCCTTGTAACGCTCATGGATAGTATCCTCCATCAACATTTCAACATGGTTTGTGTACCAGTTGATTGTAATACGATCAGAGTCACGACTAGGACTCATCATCTCAGGATGCCACTGAACACAGAATGCATTTGAGTTTGGGTAGTAGATAGCCTCAGGTTCTACAGGAGGAGGAGCAACAGACAGGTCCCCCGCGCCGATGATAGTACCCGCCAGTCTGCTAGGAGTCCAACCAATGACTGTAAAGTCTTTTACTCCTGCCCATGGATTACACATTTGATGGTGCAGACTGTTAACCAGAATCTGTTCACCTTCAACAGTAACCATATCATGACGATAACCTGCATGGTTGTCTACGTGCTGAAACAGATTACCACCTTCAAGTGCAGTAATCAATTGCATACCACGACAGATACCCACCATTGGAATATTAGCATTCTTTGCAGTATGGTAGTCCTCGATCTCAATAGTGTCGCGTCGAGGATTAATATACGTATGAGAACCCATCTCCTGTCCGTAGATACCCGGATCGATGTCGGCACCACCAGCAAACAGAACAAGATCAGCCAGCATAATATCATCTACTTCTTTAAACTTACCAGTACGAAGAAGAGGGTATAGATAGCCGCTGTATCCAGCACTTGCATATACGTTATACATGAATAGTTCCTTCTTTAATGTCCTTAATCGTTTTCACATCCATATAATGGTATATAGTACCGGAATATGTAAACGAGGACTGCACCTTCCAAGACTCAACCTTCTTAACAACAGAATTCAAGAATGAGTCTACACACTCAGCGTAACAACTAGGATATGTTACTCCAAAGCTATAGATCAGACTATGACCACTCACCTTACTACCATGATCTATGTTGAGTACGTCTTTTACAGTACAGCGGAGAGCTGCTTGTAGAATATCCCAAGAACTGTGGTTAGGGAACTTCTTAACCAAGATAGCTGCTGATCGTACACAATCAGGTGCCTCATTGATGTAGCGGAGAGCTGTCAGAGTACCAAGAGTGAGTCCCCAATAATTCATGTGTTCCTCTGAGTGTACCTCGAACACATACACAGGGACTCCATTAACAACTTCATTCAACAGGATATGAAACTTGAACCCAGATTTCCGAAGAAGATCAATCCACAAATCAGTCTCTTCTTTTGTGAGAGTATTCTTGTGGATTTGTTTTCCTTCTGGAAGAACATGAAGAGGACGTGGGAATTCATATCCACTAACAGACAGGTGGTTCTCTTCATAATCAGAATCTTTGGTTGTCTTTGGTGCACAAAGATACTGAATAACCATGTTCTTATTTAGAGGTTTGTTCTTATCCTGAACAGGAAGTTTGTATTGGACATATCCAAAACATGCATTGGATTGGAAATTACCTGCATTAATCTTGCCGGGTTCAGGAGCAACGCAGCTTACTGTAGACAAAGCCATTTAGATAACCTCCGGCAACTGTTGATGTGCCCCAAACTTAGATAGCAGAGTGATCTGTCCTTGTTTACCTACCTTCTTACGGATGGTATAACGTGCCTCTCCTTCCCACACGTCACGAGTAATGAACGTACCATCTGCTTTACCCTTGACGATCTCAGAGAAACCCTGCATCACTTCTTGGTAACGATCAAGACCAAACTTACGAACAAAAGTACCAATATCATTTTCATCGAGAGGAATCACCGGCAAAGCACATACGCACCATGCCGGCAACGATACAGTACGATCTCGGTACTGAATACGATAAAACAGATGTTGTTCTTCTTGTCCGTCTTTGTTTACGACTATCTCTGTAAACTTATCCAGAACTTCAAAGACACGGCCAGCCACAGTAGTACTACTCAAGAAAGACATTTGATAAAGACGTTCTGCGGCTTCCAGCAACTGAGATGTATTAGTCGGAAGTTTAACTTCTTCAGGAGTTTGAGCATCAACAGAATCAGCAGAGACAAACTCTACCTGATCTTTAGGAACTCCACGATAACCGCCCTCTTGTTTCACAATTTTATAAGCGTGGTTAGATTCACGACGAACGATACGAGCTGCCCCAATCAGAGACTCTGGCCAGCCTTGCTCAAGAATGTACTGCTCTTTAATTACGATGGATTTCATTTCTTTTGCTCCTTTTCTACTTACGTATGGACCATAGATTCAAAGTTGCCACAAGAGAAAGTTTCTCAGCTTTAGACAACACTTTTACACCCGACTTTAACTGTCGGAAATACTTACGTTTTTTGATACTGATTGTCGGTGTCATAGACCTTCCAAAACAGACTCATCCAAAGTAATAACAACAGGAACTAGCCATTTTTGATTAAAATAATAACCACCAAACCTGAAGTAGGTATAAGACTGGTCGTCAGCAAGAATCATGTTAATCACATATGTGTTGATGACCTTACCATCAAATGTATCCATCTCACCAACCCAAGTAGGTCTCTCATACACATTTTCAGGTTTTTTAATCCTCATTTTCATCTGTGTTATCCAATCTGATTTTCACAATCTTGTTAGCACGTTTAGGTGTCATTTAGATACCCTCTCCATAACAAGATCGTATATAAATGCAAACATAACTACAATACAAATAACGGAGCCACAGCTAAGAACAACAGCAAGGGTCCACATCATAACAGTAAAAGCTAACATAAAATACCCTTTATTTGAACGTAAACATGTCTACAATCGATTTCTAGCCTATTGGATAGGGATACATACCAGAAAGGACTAAGAATCGATTATAGAGCGATTATGTGGATTTAGACCATTTCATGGTTGTCAAAGCGAATGCTCACAGAAACACAGCCAACAGGAGAACCCCAATCAACAGACCCACAAACAGGTTTTCTTTATCCTGTTTCTTTTTGGGTTTATAGTCACAAAGCCTGAAGAAGTATGTTTTTTGATGGTTAAACATTTTCACTCACTTTCGATATAGAACGAATCTGGTTCTTGTAAAACATTTCGGAACAAATACGATCAAGATCATCTGACGAATCTGCGTACATTGTTACTTCATCTGAATATGCCCATCCTTCGGACTCTACCAGAAAAACAATCCTATATTTTCCGGGGCCATAAAATTTAAATTCACTCATTTGGCCAGCCTCCCATATTCCAGAGATACACAAAGACTTCAACCAATGCAGTAAAAACTAGGATTTTAATATCCATTCTACAAACTCCGTTTGTGTGTGGAAAAGTTATGTATCAACTCCCCCCACAATTGTTCGTTAATCCACTCACTACAACACGACCTATATGCAGAATATATTGCAGACATGTTAGTGATTGTATCGATGAGAATCCAGCCAATAGCCAGATCGAATTCTATTCTTTGTTCAGTGTTCATGACATTCCCCAAATAAAATAACAAAGGGCACTGTTTACACAATACCCTTTATTAGTTATTTAAACTTGAACAACTGCAACTACGTTGGCGTCGTCGGGGTTGGTAGAGTGTTTGATACCAAGCTGAATGGCCAGCTTCTTAACAGCTTCCAGATCGGTCTGGTCTACAATGCCGTCACCTTTTTCCATGTGACGTTCTGCATCTTTTACCAAGCGTGCCAGCTTGTCAAAGAAATTCCAGACGGGTTTCTCTGGAACAGCTTCTTTACTGTATTCGTAATATGGAATCGATTGAATCTTTTCCATATGTGAATCGAGCAACTCGACAGTGATGGTTTTAGACTTGTGAAGTTTTACGCCGTCTACATTTCCAGAGCCGTCCTTAGTAAAACGTACCCAACTAAAGTGTTCAAGCCAGAGAATCATTGCTTCACGGCGCTGACTCTTGGGCATTGCAATCACAAGATCATATGCAGGTGTTGTATTACCGTGTTGAATGCTCTGATAAACAGCAAACAAACCACACTCATGATACAGAGTTTGTGCCTTCTTAGAAGCTGCTACTGCGGTGTTCAGCAACATGTCAAACTTCTTTTTGTTGATTGGTGCATACATAATTATTACTCCGTCAGAATGAACAAGAAACAGGAGGCCCAGCGGGCCGGCTGTTAGTTATTCACTCATGTCTGTATTACAGAGAGGCCATGCCCACTATATAACAGGGAGACACAAGAGAGTCGATACTGCCATCGACTAAGGGGATTAGCATAATTGTAGTACTCTGGAATCAAACGTTCATAGGTGATATGGATGCTAACCCATACCTGAAAACCGTAAGCCCCTATCCCTTCGCTACATGTATCTGATCTATTGTTATTCTGACAAGAATTCTATTTAAAGTGTTGTCCTACTTATCCAGACTAGTTTATCTATTCATCCGACATGGCGGCATCATATCAATTTCGTCGAAAGGATGTGTTCGGCACAATAAACAGAGAACAAGCCAGCAATAGACCATACCCAAGGCGGTACATATTGACTGGTAGGTTTTACCCTAATCCTGCAATCATCCTGCTAGGTTATATTGCATTAGGCGTGTATATGCTAATACTCGACAATCGCCCCTAACCTAGACTTATCCATTTTGTAAGAGAGCTAGTGCAGCGCGTGTTTTGCTGCTAACTGAATACTACACAACTCAAACAGAGAACACAAGTATTATTTTGTGTTTATTTATTTGTGCCAGACAGGCCACAACAAATCCGTTCAGGATGAACTTGCCGCTTGAGTTGTAGCCATTATCAACCAGCTAAAACAGACTGACCAATTGATTATAACTATGGGGATAGAAAGGTTGATAGCTACTGTATATTTGTACAGGGATTAGTGTTATGTATATATAGGATAGGTAGTTGATATATCAATGAGTTACATTGTCCTACAATCATACAGTCTAACAATCAGACAATTCTACAGTCCTACTGTCCTATTGTCCTACAATAAGTAATTTCTTATATAAGGAAATTCTTATAGGGGGAGTGGGGAGTAAATTAATTTGATTGATTGTTTTATGTACTCATCTCGCTACGCTACTATAATTTTTAGAACTCAGGGGGTTATCTTATTGTTATAAATATCTTGACAATGAGCGGGGATACACCACCCCCGCAGTGAAGCGAGGACATGTCGCTGTTACACAGCTCCGCACTGAACAACTTCTACTTCCTCTATTATTAATATATTAATATAATATATATTATATACTACCTATCTAAAATATATAATATCTATATTATCTATAATATAATATCTATAATATCTAAAACCTAAATATAATATATATAATATATTAAATAGATTATAACATAAAATAACTTCTCTGTCAAGAGAAATCTATAACATCCTCTGTAAGGAAGAGCAGAGCGAATCCGTTCCGTCTTCGTATCCTGTAAAGAAAACTATTTTCGTCCTTCTAGTTGATTTTACTTGACAATAGGACGAAATTATGGTATAATATTAAGTATACAGTGAAGAATTATCATAGGAAAGAAAAGCCATGTCTAAGTATGATCCAGCTCGTTACCGTCCTGTCCCAAGAAAAAACTCGGGTTCCAAGTCTGGATGGTGGTCAGAAGCTAAGAAGATTGAAGCATGTACTCTGTTCCTTGCAACAGGTTCTCCTGTAGCCACAGCAGCAGGGTCCGGTGTTCCAATCGATACTATTCGTAAGTGGAGGGAATCTGTTTGGTGGAAAGAACTAGTAGAACAGATTCAACATGACGATGACTCTGAACTAGATGCTAAGACATCCAAGATCATCCACAAAACTATGGACCTTCTAGCAGATCGAATCGAGAATGGAGAATTCATCTTCGATCAGAAAACAGGTGTAGTTAGACGCCTACCAATGAATGCCAGAACAGCAACTAAAGTAGCTACCGATCTGTTTGACAAACGACAGATTCTTCGTAAGCAACCAACTAAAATTGTAGAAACACAGAACATCGAAAGTCGTATCAATAAACTTGCTGACGAGTTTGCTAGATTCAGTCAGGCTAAAGACATTACACCGGAGGTTATAGTAGACGATGACTCAGTTGGTTAACCCACCGAAAGGAAATAGACTATGCCTCGCCGCGTGAGGGACTACAAAGCAGAATATAAAGCATATCACTCTAAGCCAGAACAAAAAAAGAACAGGGCAGCTCGTAATACTGCTCGTGCTAAGATGGCTGCAGCAGGTAAAGTTTCTAAGGGTGATGGTAAAGATGTAGATCATAAGAAACCTCTGTCTAAGGGTGGTTCTAATGGTTCTAGCAACTTACGAGTAGTCTCTGCTTCTAAGAATCGTTCTTACAAACGAAATAAGAAAGGTGGGATGGCCTAAATGTCAATTCTTACTGCAGGGGTTATAGAAGGTTTCTGTAACGCAACTCTGCGTAAGAACTTTGATAACCCAAGTCCAATCCCAAACTTTCACAGAGAACTTTGGGAACTCTGTTGTACTCGATCTCGGTATGTAGCAATTGCAGCTCCTCGTGGACATGCTAAATCTACTGCCATTACCCATACATATACTTTGGCTGCCTGTCTCTTCCGTGAACGAGACTATGTGCTTATCGTATCAGATACTGTAACCCAATCAATTCAGTTCTTGGCAGATATCAAGAAAGAGATTGCAGATAACGAAGACTTACAAGACCTCTTCGGTATCAAACTTCCTTTCGAGAAAGATACTGAAGATGATGTAATCGTGGAGTGTGAAGATGGGCACCGTTTCCGAATTCAAGCCAAAGGCGCAGAACAAAAACTCCGTGGACTCAAGTGGTCTAACAAGCGACCCAATCTCGTTGTCGTTGACGATCTCGAAAACGATGAAGCAGTGCTTAACAGAGATCGCCGAGAAAAACTTAAACGTTGGTTTAATGGTGCTCTCCTCCCCTGTATATCTGACACAGGTATCGTTAGGGTGGTGGGGACTATACTCCACTTGGATTCGCTCCTTGAATCCTTAATGCCTGAGAATCAACTCCACACTTCTAACAAGGCTAAGTTTCTTGTTAAGGAAGAGTTGAAAGAATACACTAATCACCGAACTCCTTGGAAGTCTGTTAAGTACAGAGCACATAACGAAGACTACTCAGAGATTCTGTGGAAAGAACGTTTCAGCAAAGAGAAACTTAAACTTGAAAAAGAGAAGTATGTTCAACAAGGCATGGTTGACTTGTACTCTCAAGAGTTCTTGAATGTTCCTCTGGATGAATCAAATACCATCTTCCGTAAGTCTGACTTTATCCCAATCAAAGATGAAGACAGGAAACGTAGACTAAACTACTACATCACTGCTGACTTGGCAATCTCTCAAAAGCAACGATCAGACTATACTGTATTCTGTGTTGCTGGTATGGATGAAGATAGCCGCTTACAGATTGTGAATGTTATTCGTGCTCGTATGGATGCAGCAGAGATCGTAGATATGATCCTGTCTCTTAACCGTCTTTACAAACCAATGTTGTTTGGTATCGAAGCAGGTAACATTCAGAAAGCAATTGGTCCTTTTCTTAATGAGGAAATGGTAAAACAGAGTCAGTATGTTAACGTAACTCTGTTGAAACCCACTTCAGACAAAGTTACTAGAACTCGTTCAATGCAAGCACGTATGCGCATTGGTGCTGTTAAGTTTGACAAAGCAGCAGACTGGTATCCTGATCTAGAAGCTGAGATGATGCGCTTCCCTAGAGATCGTCATGATGACCAAGTAGATGCGTTAGCTTACATGGGTTTGATGTTGGATAAGATGTATGAGGCTGCTTCTGATGCTGAGATTGAAGAAGATGAGTACCAAGAAGAAATAGAAGAGTCTCGAACAGACACTGGCAGAAATCAATATACTGGATACTAAGATATGTCACTAGACGTTAAGATTAAACGTGAGACGTTGTTAACGTCACCAAACATTGCAGAACATCTGGATGAAGATGATCTCCGTAAAATAGGAACACAAATCTGGGATGGTTGGGACATTGACCGACAGTCTCGTGGTCCTTGGGAAGATAAGATGAAAACTTCTCTGGACTTTGCTTTGCAAGTAGCAGAAGAGAAAACATTCCCTTGGGTAGGTTCTAGCAATGTTAAGTTCCCTATCGTAACCATTGCAGCTCTTCAGTATCATGCCAGAGCATATCCTGCACTTCTTCCCGGCGCTGATATCGTCAAGTGCAAAGTATATGCAGACGATAAAAACGGAGAACTTGCTAAAGTAGCTAGTCGTATTGAGTCTCACATGTCGTATCAACTTCTTGAAGAAGATGAAGCATGGGAAGACAATATGGATCGTGTTTTGATTACACAGCCCATTATTGGTTGTGCATTTAAGAAATCTTACTACGATCCTATTCTAAAACATAACGTATCAAAGAACATCTTAGCTAAGGATTTGTACCTTCCGTACTATGCAGAGTCTATTGAAAAGGCTCCTCGTATTACTGAGGTAATCTACCTTTCCCACAACGATGTTTATGAACGAGTAGCAAGGGGTGTCTATATTGATTATGACCAACCCCTCCGTCCGGCACAAGAAGGACAAGAAGTTCTGGAAGTTGCTCGGCAAGAAGCTCAAGGCATTATCCGTCCGGGTGACGATCCTATCCAACCTATTGAATTTCTGGAACAGCATTGTTATCTGGATTTGGACGGGGATGGTTACGCAGAACCTTATATCGTTACTGTTCGAAAAGATACGAAGCAAGTATATCGAATTGTTGCTCGATATTTTGACGATTCCATCACGTATGGCAGAGATGGAAAGACGGTTCTTAGTATTACTGCTGAACAGTATTATACTAAGTTCCCCTTTATCCCGAGTCCAGATGGTGGCATTTATGACTTGGGTTTTGGTGTACTTCTTGGCCCCTTGAATGCAGCAATTGATACTACTCTTAACCAACTTATCGATGCAGGTACTCTGTCTAATACAGCAGGTGGTTTCCTTGGTCGTGGAGTTAAGTTGAAGGGTGGAGACCATTCATTTAAACCCTTTGAATGGAAACGAGTTGACTCTACTGGAGATGATCTAGCGAAGGGTATTTATCCTCTACCAGTACGAGAACCTAGTCCTGTTCTGTTCCAACTACTGTCTCTTCTGATTGAGTATGGTGAGCGGATTGGTATGGCCACTGATCCAATGACTGGACAGAACGTAGGACAAAACACTAAAGCAGGTACAATGGACGCCATGATCCGTGAAGGAGAAAAGGTATTCAACGGAATCTTTAAGCGTACTTACCGAGCTTTGAAATTTGAGTTTAGGAAACTGTATCGACTGAATCAAATCTATCTTCCATCTGAACAAGATATGGATGAGATGTTTAGTCACGTAGCTTCGATCAAACGAAATGACTACAGTTTCAGTTCTAAGATTATCTTCCCTGCCGCTGATCCTTATATGATTAGTGATGACAACAGAATGCAACAAGCCATGGCCTTGAAGCAAGCTGCCCAGTCTACTCCAGGGTATAATCGATATGAAGTAGAGAAAAGATTCTTGTCTGCTATTAAGGTACAGGATATTGAAGCAGTATTTCCTGATCCTAAAGGTCCTAATGCAATTCCTCCACAGCCTCATCCAAAAGTTCAGATTGAACAGATGAAGACTCAGGTTAAGCAAATGGACATCCAACTCAAGGCTAAGATTGCTCAGATGGAACTCCTGCAAGAGGCAGAAGTCAATCGTGCTAAGATTACTAAACTTGAGGCAGACGCAGTTAAGGCATTGGCTGAAGCAGACGGCGTGAAAGCAGGACACGCAATTGCTCTTATTGAGGCTCAAATTGGTGCAGCAAAGAATCACCAAGATGGTATTCTCAAGGTCATTGATATCCTGCAAAAACAGTTAGGAGAAGGTAGTGACACTGGACGAATGGCAGGAATGGCGTCAGCATCCGGCAACTCTGGAGGTGCTCAACCATCTGAAGGCAACTCAGCAGGAACTCCAACGCCTATGGGCTAATGGTAGTTATACTACTGAGAAAGCAGATGGTACAATTCAATTGAATGCAGAAGCTATTGGTATGTACAAAGCATATCAATACATCCTTGAGTTAGACTACGAGACAGTTGTAGAGGGTTATGAGTAATGGCAAAAAATAAAAGTGGTATCTCTCCTGTAGGTACTGTTATTCTTGTTCTTCCCGATCCAATCGAAGAGAAGACAGATAGCGGTATCATCGTTTCTACTGGGTCTGAGTTGGATAGGCAACAAATGGCCCAGACAGATGGAGTGGTAATTGCAATCTCTCCGGATGCGTTTACTGACCTTGGAGAAGGAAAGAATCGCTGTAAGGTAGGAGACAGAGTTATTTTTGCTAAATATGCAGGCATGGTTCGCAAAGGCACTGATGAACAATCATATCGTCTTATCCATGACCGAGATGTGTTGGCTGTACTAGGAGAAACTAAATGAGTGAAGAAGCAGATATCGTACAAGTAGTAGAACCAAGTCCCGCTGAGAATGAAGCCCGTAAGTTTGGGTGGGTTCCAGCAGATGAGTTTAAAGGTGAACCGGAAGCATGGCGTGACGCAGATGAATTTCTCCGTCGTGGTCGTGAAATTAATGGGTTCCTTCGTAAGGATTTGGACAAACTAAATAGTCGAAATGCTACTCTAGAAGCTGAACTTAATGAGATGAAAAGTACTCTCACAGAGTTCAGTAAGTTTCACCAAGAAACTGAGAAACGTGCTTATGAACGTGCTCTCAAAGACTTGAAGGAAGCTAAAAAAGAAGCTATTGCAGATGGTGACGGAGAACGAGTCTTGGCTATTGAAGACGAGATCGAAGCTCTAAAAGAAGTTAAACCAACTGAAAAGAAAGTAGCTCCTCAAGAACAGCCACAAGTAGATCAGGTTTTTATTGATTGGGTAGAACAAAACCAATGGTACAGTAAAGACGAAGACTTGACTGTCTTTGCAAATGGTTTTGCAGAACACCTGCGTAAACAGAACCCAAAACTTATTGGTAGGAAGTTCCTAGACGAAGTTGAGAAGAAAGTTAAAGATGCTTTCCCCCATCGTTTTGAGAATCCTAACCGAGAACGTCCTAGTCCAGTAGATGCTTCCACTCCTACTCGTGGAGCTACCGGCAAGAAGTCTTATAATGACTTGCCAGCAGAAGCTAAACAAGCCTGTGATAAGTTTGTTAAGCAAGGTCTATTGACAAAAGAGCAGTACGTAAAAGAATATTTTGGAGTATAAGATATGGCTCGCGCCCAAGTTAGTGAAGTAGTACCAGAAGAAAAGACAACCCCAGAGCAGAAACGTGCATCTCGCCAACGCATTCCGTTTGGTGTTCCTCGTAGTAAGCTCTCTGTTCCGTATGGTATCCCCGGTTATCACTTGCACTTTGTCAATGATGAAGCTGGACGTGTATATGCTGCAGAACAGGGTGGGTATGAATTTGTCGAACCAAAAGAAGTAGGTCTGGATGGTACTGAATCACGGTACAAGGTTCTGGTTGGTAAGACTGAAAGTGGTGAGGGTTTGTTCGCATATCTTATGAAGATTCGTGAAGAGTGGTACGAAGAAGATCAAGCTGAGAATCAACGAAGCGTAGATCAAGTTGAGTATGCAATTCAGAATGGAACATTTGAGAACGATCCTAGCCAGAAACGCTATGTCAAAAAAGACATGATGAAATTTAGTTCTAAAATTGAAAGGTAAACTAAATGGCTAACGTAAATGCTCCATTTGGTCTCCGTCCTGCTAAACATATTGGCGGAGCCTCGTGGAATCAACAAACAACTATGTATTACATTCCATCGACAGATGGTAATGCTTTCTACGTAGGTGATCTGGTAGTGTCTGCTGCTGGTGGTGATACAACTACCGGTGCTTCGGCAGTCACTCTTGCTCTTAATACTAACCGCTCTACTAACTTTACTTCAGGTAATATTCGTGGTGTGATTGTTGGTATTGGCTCGGCAGTAACCACTTCTGGTGGTAGCTTCCCCGGTGCATTCGATCCGAACAACCTCAACGTATCGTATATCCCAGCAACTAAGTCTGTGGGTTACTATGTTTGGGTAGTTGATGATCCGACTGTTATCTTTGAAGCACAATGTGATTCGGGCACTCTGGCTACTACTTCGTACAACAAGAATATTGCATTCTTGCCAACTGCGAATACTAGCTCGTTGACCACTACTGGTGGTGTTCTGCAATCGGCAGGTGTGCTCGTTACATCGACTGCAAATACTACTTCGGCTCTGCCATTGAAACTCATTGGCGCACCTAACCGTCCTGACAATGATTTGACTCTGGGTTACGCAACCTACTATGTCCGAATCAACCAGTCCGAGTTCGGTAACAACACCGCTGGTGTGTAATTAATTAAGGAGATATAGATGGCTGGCGTTATTATGACAAGCAACCATCCTAAGGCCCTTTGGCCTGGGGTGAATGCATGGTGGGGTAAATCGTACCAAGACCACCAAACTGAATACACTGACTTGTTTGATACTCATACTTCGAGTCAAGCGTATGAAGAAGATGTACAGATTGTGGGTTTTGGTCTGGCTCCTGTTAAACAACAAGGTGCTCCGGTACAGTATGATTCGGAAATTCAAGGTTTCCTGACTCGCTATACTCACGTAGCATACGCTCTGGGTTACATCGTAACTCATGAGGAACTGCAGGATAATCTGTATGAAGCTGTTTCTAAAACTCGTGCAGCGTCCTTGGCGCGTGGTTTCCGACAAACTAAAGAACGTGTGGCTGCGAACATCTACAACCGCGCATTTAACAGTTCTTATGTTGGGGGTGACGGTATTGCTCTGTGTAGCACTGCCCACGTTAATACTTCGGGGGGTACTTGGTCGAATAAGCTCGCAGTAGATGCTGATCTGTCTGAAGCTGCTCTGGAAGATATTACCATCCAGATCATGCAAGCCCAAGATGATCGTGGCCTGTTGATTAACCTGATGCCGAAATCGTTGCACATCGCTCCGGCCAACTGGTACAATGCAAATCGTATCCTGAAGTCGGTGTACCAAACGGGTACTGCTAACAACGACATCAACGTAATCAAAGCTACCAATGCTCTGCCGATGGGTATTAAACTGAACCATTACTTCACTGCTCCGCAGGCATGGTTCATTCGTACCAACGTACAGAACGGCATGAAGTACTTCGAGCGTGAAGCAATCAGCTTTAGCCAAGACAATGACTTCGATACCAAAAATGCGAAAGCTGCGGCATACGAACGTTATTCGTTTGGTTGGACTGATCCTCGCGCAATCTACGGTTCTAACGGCCCGTAATGAGAGGGGCTTCGGCCCCTTTTCTTTTCTAAAGGAAATAACATGGCAGGTGGTCTTCAAAAGAAGAAACGAGATGCTACTGGTCCTAAAGAGGCAAAGACCCCAAAAGGCAAACAGCTTCCCGGTAAGAAAAAGAAACGTGCTTACAAGTAATTTAAATATCAGTATCGGTAGATTTCTACCGTTGCAGCCACAACGATACTTAGGAGGTTCTAATGGCTAATCCAGTTCGCTTTACAAGTGGTGTATCCACTTTCTCTCCAAAGAGCAATCAAGCCTCTTTCCCGATGGTCCCTACGCCTAACCAAGGCTGTGTCATTAACGAGTTTGTTCCGTATCGTTCTGGTGACTTTGTAGCAGCCCAGACTAACGGCTCTGCAGCAGCTCTTGCTTGGAACTCTGGTGGTATTACTCTTAGTACTACTGGTTCTACTACAGGTGATAAAATCATCCTTGGTATGACCTCTCCAGCAATCCAGTATATGCCCGGCAATCAGATGTGGACAGGTGTTACAGTAGCTGCCCCTAGTACTATTGCTGATGTCAACGTATACTTTGGTGAAGCTAATACTCAAGATATTACGAACTCTCCTACTGACGGTGTTTACTTCCTTAAACCTGCCGGTGGTACAGCAGTAAACTTGATTGTTAAGAAAGCTGGTACTACCACCACCTTTACTAACATTGCCGATCTTGCTAAACCGTCTGGTCTGTATGGAGATGCAACTAGTACTGCAGGTACTCTGACTCCTAACGGCACTGGTACTACTCTGACTTCGTTGGCAGTTGCTACGGGTGGTTCTGGTTATGCAGCAGCTCCATTGCTGATTACTACTGGTACTAGTGGTTCTGGTGCCGCTGCTTATTGCCAAGTAGCTAGTGGTAGTCTGTATGCTCCTTACGTAACTGCCGCAGGTTCTGGTTACACTGCTGGTACATTCTCAGTAACTCCGTTGCCGTGGGTAACTCTGAGTAAGTACTACGATGGTAAAGGCACTCTGTACATTGGCGTTAATGGTCGTACTGTAATGTCGATTGGTCCAAGCGGTCGTACTAACGTAGCTGCTGGTGGTACTGCAGCAAATGCATCGTTCCAAAGTTACTATGTAACTACTCAGTTGTCTACTTCTGTAGCACCTATCCAACCTCGTGCAGGAGCATTCGATAATCTGATGCCTCTGGTTCCGATGTATCCGGGTGGTGGTCTTGCTAATACAACTGCAAATGCACGTACAGCATACGTAGATTCGTTCCAGTTGGGATTTGAATATAACTAACTAGTAGGATGGACTAAATGGCACAAGCACCAAATAGTTCGTCCGGTTCTGGAAAAGGTGGTGGAGCTTCTAAAGGAGGTTCCACCTCTTCTAAACAAGGAACCGGAAAACAAACAATTTCTAAATCAGGCAAATCTGATCCTATCTTGTCTAATGCCAATCAAATGCCAATCACTCAGGCCCGTAAGGGACAGTCAGGTGAGTATACTACCAAAGGCAAATGGGCTAACTGGTCAGATGGTACTGAAGTATTTAAAGGTTAATTATGTCAGCAGACTACTATAAACGTGGGTCTTGGAATTTCATCTGTGAGGTCTGTGGACAAAAGTTTAAAGCAGAACAGATGAGGAAACGGTGGGATGGACTAATCGTCTGTCATGCTGATTGGGAACCAAGACACGCACAGGATTTTGTACGAGGAGTCAAAGATAATCCATCTGTTCCTATTTCTAGACCAGAGGCTCCTGACTCATTCGTAGTTAACTTTTGTACAATTACTGGGAAACTCTCAGTTGCAGGAGAATCTTCTGCTGGCTGTTGGGTGGTAGGAACCCCCTCTTGATAGGATAACAGAATGGCTTACAGCAGTCTAGGCACTTCGATTAACTTTGTTGATCGAACCACAGTAGTACCTACGCCTTGGGTACAAGATGTAAATAATGTAGTATATGGGCTACTAGGCAATGGGACAAATGCTCCTACTACTGTAACAGACATTCTGTTGTCTCTTGGATTGAATCCAACTGCAGTGTCTCGTACAGTAGTCTCTGCAGGACTAGGACAAACTGTATTTAGTATTCCTACCTATGTCCCAGGTTCTAATGGTCTTTCTGTATACATTAATGGTGTACGACAGACTAGCACAGCATATACAGAGACAGATGCAAACACAGTTACCTTCTCTACTGGAGCACTTACTGCCGGAGATTCTTACGAATTTGTGATTGCTAATACAATCGTAAGTGGTGGTTATACTCTTCCACCAGCTACTATTAGTACTCTAGGTGGTGTTAAAGTAGGAACTGGATTGTCTGTTGCAGGAGATGGTACAATCACCAATGCCGGTGTTACTGGCCTTACAGCAGGTACTGGTATCACTATTTCTAGTAGCACTGGTAATGTTCTTATTTCTTCTGTGGCAGGTGGTACAGGAACAGTGAC